TATCATATCCCATGTCTTGTTCCTATTGCGTCCAAGTCCAAAGATGTATCAAGATAGGACCAAGGGTATCCATGACACCATCAATCCCCCATCCGTAAGGCAATTTCCATTTCCCCGGCGTACCTTCCCGCTTGTGGTGACGCCAATTGTAGATCTCCCTGATTCCGTAAAGTGCAAATGCGATACCTGATCCAAGCCTTGCGCCGACCACCCAGCTATCTGGTAGAACCAACCCCCAAAGTGCGGCATAAAGCGTGATTAGTGCAGATATCAGCGCATGATGCACCCAAGTAGTCCATTCCCCACCAGTGCTGAGAACGCTTGGTAGCAGGGGCTGTATATACTTATCAGCCCAAAGGTTGAGGACAGCAAACCTGTCGATAACAACTGCCCAGAACACTATCGGCATATGCAAGCCCAAAACGATACACGCAAGATTGCTTAAATCCATTATGTAATTATCGTCTCCCAACTAGGCGTCTGTGCGTCTGACAGATCCGACCAACTAGGTGTCTGTGAGTCGCTAACTGCCGCCCAATCTGGTGTCTGTGAATCATCTATCTCCGCCCAAATAAGTACATTTCCTACTCCACCTGTAGCGGCTAGTCCCGTTACGTCGATACTTACATCTACCGTCGTTGTAACGCTTCCAACCGCACCTGTTCCTGCCAGCCCTGTAACAGTGACATTTCCTTCTCCAGTCACCGTTACCGAACTCAATCCACCAGTTGCGGCAACTCCGGTTGGGCTGACATTTGCATCAGCCGTTACCGTTACCGTACCAAGTGCGCTTGTCCCTGCTAATCCCGTGACTGAGAGATTCGCATCACCTGTTACAGTTACTGAGCCAACCGCGCCCGTTCCTGCTAGTCCCGTCAGCGTAACATTTGCCGTACCTGTTACGGTAACGCTTCCTATACCGCCCGTAGCCGCCAAACCAGTGACAGTTACGTTTGCATCTCCGGTAGCTGTTACGGTTCCTACCGCCCCAGTACCAGCAATCCCTGTTACAGTTACATTCGCATCACCTGTTACGGTGACACTTCCTACCGCTCCTGTTGCCGCTACACCCGTTACATCAACGGGAACTGGCTGGCCCCAAGGACCAGAACCCCAAGTAGAACGGCCCCAGCCAGTTACACTTGCCATACTACGCTATGCGGATAATCGCGTTACTCGCATCTGCCGCAGGGAAAGCAATCGTAAACGTACCAGCAGTAGCTGTTTTTAATGCACCGAAATCCAGAATAACAACAGCCGGATCACCGCTCGCACTATCATTAAAGATCATTGCACCCATAGCCGAAAACGTAGCAGTAGACCACGAGGTATCAGCGAAGTCGGTATAGGCAGTCGTACTACTTGTCGTAGGATCTACGCGAGTTAGCGTATTGCCCTTGGCAGTATAATTCGTGCCACTGATTTCGTTACTAGTGGTATACGCCGTAGTAGCGGCAGTAAACGAAGCACTATCTGTGTACAGTGCGATCTGGAATGTACTTCCGCCGGAATTGAGGAAGTTGTGCTTTGCTTCCATCAATTCCTTTTTGAAAGAAGTACACATGAAATTTCCTGAAAACGCCATTATAATTTCTCCACTGAATTGGCTAGATCATTGTGACCTGCTGAACGTAGCAGGGTAATTACCTTGGAGCGATCTTCCTTGATCGCTTCCTTGATATAATAATTGAAGACATGGCGAATACGATCCTTAAACGCCTTCGCCTGATCCACAATCAGCGGATGTGCGTCTTCCCCTATAGATATAACCTGCTCCGTAGCACGATTAGCCCAATGCTCCGGCCCCAAGTTAGAGTGTTCAGTGGTCGTTACGATCACATTACCGATCTCGCCGTTAATCATTAAGCTTTATTTACCCTTATCGTACCATCACGATATTCATCGCCAGTCATACGGCCCTCTGCTTGCAGTTTCAATAAATCCAAGGCTTCCTGATACCTCTGCTGATATAACTGCATCATGTCGGCATCACCTTTCATATAGGTGTATGCCTCTACGAGAGAGCCATATAGCAGGACAGTATCTGCGTTGGTGCCCAGCCACGAAGGACTCGTATCAACAATAGAAGCTGGCTGATAGTAGTAGTGAAGCTCAGTCACATAGTTCGCATCAGGCGTAGGCCCGATAATAAACGAATCACTAGCAAAGGTCGCATAGTATTTGGGCGTACCCTTGGTAGATGCGTTTGGATACGTCGATCTAATAAAGTTTGAATCTTTATTTAATAAAAATATCTGATTGCTGGAGCTTGTAATTGACAGAGACAACGGAAGCAAGAAGTCAGTAGGCATGGTTAAATACTGATTCCCATCCGTTAATGTACCTGCCACATTCTTACGATTTACAGGTAAATTAACAGATCGGTAAATGCGCTGTTCAGCTTGTTTTACAAATGTCGGTATTGCGGCAACAAAGTTTGTCTCAGTGTTGTTTGCGTAGTCCTTTATGGCCGCAGTTAGTTCGGCGTAAGTCATGTAGTCACCGTCACAGTTCCTACTTTGCCGTGAGCAACAAGGTTTCCAGAGCCACCTCCGTCCCCATTTCCTACGGGGTCAAACGCAAACAACTCTCTACTTTTATCCTGTGCGATATCCGGCCTAGCATTTAACAGAGACTCCGGGTCAGCATAAGATCCTAGTCTGCCTAAAAAGTTTTGTGGTTGGTCTTCGTCTAGCATATCCTTGCCAACCATAAGCCCTGTCATGCGGCCAGCCTTAACCTGCGGCACAAGATTCTTCAGCTTATACCTGAATCCCGTGCGATCACAAAAACCAAAAGCATACTTACCACTAGCATGATGAGACATCAGGAATATCCACCGGGCACAAAATGAACAGAGGCTCTGTCACGGTCCTCTTGTTCTGCTAACTGCCATTGATGTTCATATTCAGCTTTCAACTCTGCTGAACGCTGAAAGGATTCTGGGTATTTCTGAGATATCCTGAATGCAAGCCCTGAAACCAGTGCAGGTAGAAAGCGAGCAGGTACATCAGGGTTGGTAGACCCCACCGACCCTGTGTCCTCAATACGCCTGATCTGCTGGTAAACAAATGTGTACACCTTATCCGGTGTGGGCCAAAGATATGCAACTGGAGCCGCACGTTGCTTATCAATATAGATGTTTACAGGACGCCCTTCGGTAAGCTTATTGGGTATCGTTGAATACTGAGATACGCTGAACCTAGAAAGAGGCAGATCGTTTTGTGATGTGCCTGTTCCGTCCCGAATCCAGTGTTCAATAATGTCAATAGTGTCTGTTGGTAGCGTGACTGTGGAAGTGCTGGCAACTGTACTGGCAGTTCCCTGTTCTACGCACCAGAAGTTGAGTCCGCGATTTGCCCACTCAAGACTCATTAAATTCAGAGAACGACGAGCCGTTTCAATGTCATAGCCTGTCTTGGACTGAAGGCCACACCGTTCAAACGCCTCTTCAATAACCTCTGAGATATCAAGGTTGAATGTAGCAGTGCCTGATGTAGCCATTAGCTGTCCCTAAACTTGATTTCACATCGTTTCTTGAACGAACCGACCTTTCCCGGCGTCAACGAACCGTTTCCTACCATACCCCCGCTTCTCATACGGGCCAAGTCCGGTAACCTTATGACATTACTCAAGGCTCTCTTGATCATGCCACCAGACCTGTATGCCAGTTCTTTTGCTACTTCAGGTTCATTAGCATACAGATACCTTCTCTGCTTTTCACTCTTGAAGGGCATCTTTAGATCGCTCTCCAGTTGGGATACTCTTTAGCTATATGACTCGTGTACCCAACTTCCTCTGCCTGCTTTGGGTAGTTTTTGACGAGTTTGCTATAGTACCCATCATCGTTCACCTGTTCAGCTTTCTTACTAATTATGTCCTGAAACTTAGGTGAAGTTGGCTTGGTGTTATCCGCCATTAGTAGCTCTTCCTCAGAGCCAACATAACGGTATATCGGTCGCCGCTTGATTCGCCCGTAGTGGTGAAGTTGATATCTCCAGTTGGGCTGGACGCATTATTCGTGAGAGGTCCAGCCTGACGAAAATCATAGAAGCCGTAGCCGCTGAGAGTCCAACAGAGGGCATCACTACTAGCATCCCATAGAATATCTACAGTCATACCGGAGCAGTCGTACCACATCTGCTGGATCGTAACACCAGCGCATGACTTCCCAGTACCGGATTCGGTCTGGAGGGCGGAAACATCTACCTTGGTCACAGCACTTTCGCCTGAGCCATCGGAGATGTTGGTGAACTTCATGACGGCGATTCGGTCACCGTCTTGGATCGTTTGGGACGTTACTGCGTCAGCCATCTCATTCTCCCCGCGAGGACAGGACTCCTAGCCCCGCTCGCAATAGGAGATATGACCACCCACCCGGAGATGGGTGGCC